ACCCTTAGCCACGGTGTCCATATTACCCAGTGCCTGGACGAACTGGAGGGTCTCATCCTCTACGACTGCGAGGGTGCCACCGGCTTTGCGACAACCATCGACGTAGCGTTGCAGACCTTCAGTGGCCCGCTTGAGTTTGGAGTCGTATTCCTGATTGTCGACCTTGAGTTTAAGTATTGAATCTGCCATATAGTGTTTATTTCTTGTTCAACATTTTCTCCAGCTCGGTATCTATGAGGTTGGCCAGATGATCAGTTGCCTGTACCAGGGCACGCTCACCTACTGGGCGGAAGAAATTACGCGGCGTGATCTGGCCACGGTTGCCGGTATTGGGATGTGCGTTCCACTTATCAACATGGCGGCGGTCATTGGTGGTGAACTGTATATTGCGGCCATTGGTACCGGAGTTGACAAAACGCAGGATGAAGCCACGGTCATTGGCATCGTATGACATGATGCGCTGGGTGTTCATGCTGCGTGACCGGCGGTTGCCTCCACGTCCGGTGCTGCCTTTGCGGGGCGGCTCATAGTTGGTGCGTCCGTGTGCCTTGCGGCTGTTGTAGATATTGATGTTGGCACCCAGGATCTTCTTGTAGACCGTGGTGCGGACAGCACGGCGTGCCTGACGGGGATCTCCGTTTTCAAAGCTGATGCTTCCGACTACCTGAGCACGGGCCTCGAGTATGACTTGGCGTATGAGTTCCTGCAAGGCCTTCTGGGTCTTGGGGTTGGTGGAGAGGAGTCTTTCCAGAAGCTGGCTCTGCTCTACCACAGCTACTTCGTTCACGTCAAGTCCGAACATAAGAAATGGGTATAGTAATCTACTGTAATTGAGAGAGAAAAGCCCGAGGGTTTACTGTACCCCACGGGCTTCGTTCTCTTCCTGCATCATGCGACGCATACGTTCTATCTCTTCGTCTGTAGGCAGGTCTCCCTGCTGTATGTCGCTGCTTTCCCATGGGAACCGGAGCAGGTCAGTGGGACTCAAAATTCCGGCTTTTTTCATGTCGGCCATGGAGACGCACATGAGGTTGTAGGTCTGCCAGCGTATGGCACTCCACATCTCCCGGTTGCGTCGGCTGTAGCCACGTACTATCAGCACTATCTCCCAGTAGGAGAGCTCATAGAGATATTCACGGCGTGCGATGCCGATTTCGCCCACAAGGTATTGGTATCGCTCATGGGCGGTTATCAGTTTTTTTGCTCGCCCTCCTCTTTCTGGTCTTTCTGGGTGTCATCCTCCGGCTTGATGACAGATGGTACCTGGTACCAGGCATTGCGTAGTTCGATGACGGTGGTGATGAGTTGGGTGACTTCCTTAGAGGTGGCGTTGTAGAGGATGTCATCGGCGGTGACGGGTGCGTCCTCTCCCTTACGTGTGTAGGCGGCGATGACGGCAGCGACGGCCAGCTGGATGTAGTCACGGGTGGTGGCACGCATCCGGATCTGTTCCTTGCCTTTCTTGTCTTTGCTGATCTCGGGGATGAATATCTCACATGACTGACCGGAGATGGACTCATAACCGGTCTCGGTGGCCGCACAGTAGAGCAGCTCCACGTCCTTGCCACAGATGGTGATTGTCTTTGCGTTCATAGTTCATTCGTTTTAGGTTGGTAAAAGAAGCCCCGCTGTGTGAAAGCAGGGCGGGGCTTCAGAGTTGAGTTGCTCGTTATGAGAGCGGACCTGAGCCAGTGAACTGGCAGGTGAGGGTGGAGTTCTGACGGTTGGGAGCAGAGATTGAGAAGTCTGTCAGGTAGGCCTGGCCGCTCTTCTTGATGCTGCTGTTCTGGCCTGTACGGTTGTTGGTACCTGCGGTCTGGTCGAAAGTCAGAGTCACCAAAGTCTTGTTGATGATGAGACCCAGCAGATCCACAGCCAGCTCACCGTTGGAGCCGTTATCGGTCAGAGTTACCAGAGAGTCAGTCTGGGCATCCCAGCTGAGACCGGTTACCTCCTGACGAGCGAAGTCGTCTGCATCATCCTTGGTGCTGCTGTCTGACAGGGCGGCAGATACATGGAAGGTGCAGCTGGTGGCCATGGCAATGCACTTGCCGCCGACCATTACGCGAAGGTTCTGTCCTTTGATTGTTGCCATATTATCTTAGGGGTTAGTGTCACAGTTGTAGGTCAGCGTCTGATAGTAGCAGGGCTTGATGGGATCATACTGTATCGGGCCGGAGCTGAGCACGTAGTCCTGGGGAACCAGGTCATAATCATCGGATGTGTGACCTTCGGTGTCCTCGAAGTAGGCTATCACGGCGTCACGGACTCCCTGGGCGAGAGTGCCCAGATCTTCCCGGTTGTCGGCGGTGATCTCAATGCTGATCTGCACCTTGTCGGTATCACCCTCAAAAGAGTTGTCCTTGGTGAGGCCCTCATTCTGCATACCATCGAAGGTGATGATAATGTAGGGGACGGGCTCATTGAGGAGGTCTTCGTCAGGTACAGCGATGCTGGTATTGTAGATGCGGTCACCTACAAGTGCAGTCAGCTCGCTGCTGCTGAGGAGGGCGTTGTAAAATACCTTATCGGTTATCAGTGACATTGCTATTCCTGTGACGGGTTTATAAATTCAGTTATCTATGACCCTTCCGGGAACCCCGGGTGCGCTGGCTATTACCTCAGCGTCCTCACCCGGGGCGGGAATGAACTATGAATCCCGAAAGTGTCTTAGAGAGTTTAGAGAGTTGAGGGCTCGGACTCAACTACCTTGAACAGACCGAAGGCCTGGCTCTCGTTGTTGGCACCGTTGATGTAGGTGCTCAGGTCGGTCATTGAGCATGCCAGGTTCATGGTGATGGCGGTGATGTTCTTCTTAGCCACTGCCTGAGAAGTAGCGTCGATGGTCAGACGGATGTTGTCATGCAGCTGGAGTGCGAAGAACTCCCAGTAACCGATCTCGATGAAACGGTCTGATGTGGGAACCAGAGCACCGGTTGAGTCAAGCTCGGTGTCTACGTAGTGGCTTACTACATAGTCGTAGCCAGCGCACTTGCCGTTCTCGATAACGAAACCGGCAGCAGCACCTGCAACCTTCGGGGTAGCCTTGAGCTCGGCCTCGGTTACGCGGTCCATGCAGAGGCATACGTTGCCCTCGAAGAAGCCCTTGTCGCTGAACTCGGCAACCTTGGCCAGGATGTTCTTGTAGGCATCAGCACCCAACTCGATATTGGTAGGAGTTGCACCTGAGAACGGGCCCTTGTTGCCATCCCAGTTGGCCTGAGAATAGATCTTCTTGGCCAGATACTTCTTGAGAGCGATGGTGAACTTGGTCTGAACAAATGCCAGCAGGTCGAAGGCGGCGTTGTCGATGGCACGGTTGCTGACAGGAACTGTCAAACCGATACGACGTGAAACGGGCACGATCTTCTGGAAGTTCAGTACCTGGTCATTGAGAGTGGCGTTCTCGCCGGTCTCCTCCATCTCTACGTCATTGACGCTGACGGGCCATACCTCGTTGCCGGTTACACCGGTAACAATGCTCAGGCCTACGGGCAGTCCCAGACCCTCATGGAGTGTCGGGATGATGTCATGGATGGTCAGGTTGATAGCACCTGATGCCTCGATGTTCTGGGTAGCACCCAGTGTAGGAGGAGCGAGAGTGATCTCACGCTCACCCTTACCCTGACGGAGGTCAGAGAGGATCTCACGGAGGTGAGCACCCTTGTTGGCCTTCTCGCGCTCGGCGGTGATCTTGGCGTTCTCGCCCTCAAGGTTCAGAGCACGCATAGCGTCCTCACACTGGCGGATCTCACGGGTGAGGTTGATCTCCTGGATCTTCTCATCATCGTTGAGCTCGCGGTTCTGGGCTTTTGCGTACAGGTCGCCCAGCTTCTCGTTAGCAGCCATGCGCTGCTCACGGAGTTCTGCAAATGTTTTTTTCATTCTTAAAACAGTTTTAAGTGGTTATTAATAAGTTTGGTCGTTTATGTCAGACATAATGCGGAGACGGCGTGCCGACTCGCGCTTCATAGCTTCAGCTTTCTCCTGAGCCTCCTGCTCACGTTTGGCTTCCTCCTCCTTACGCTTGGCTTCATCGGCCTCACGCTGTGCCTTCTCGGCAGCTTCCTTGGCGGCCTTGCCTCCAGGGGTGTTCTCCCAGAGCTCACGGGCGTTGACGGTGGTCTGCTTGTAGGCGGGGTCCATTCCGATGGTGAGTGCAGTGATGGCACGGAACTTACGGTGTGTGATCTTGACATCCTTGCCTCCATCACGCTCCTCTACGTCATACTCATCGGGCCAGAACTCAAAGGAACAGCCTGAATAGTCGCCGCGACGCACCATCTCAAGACAGCGGTCGCCGATGTCACACTTGGGTGCCTCAAACTCAAAATTGACACCTTTCTCATCCACACTCAGACGCAAAGAGCCCTGGCCCTGGTTGCAGCGTGCAATGGTCAGGTCACGGTCATGGAGCATGTTCATCTTGATGTCCTGGGAGTTGAGGAACTCCATGGTGCATGCCTCGGGCTTGATGACTTCTCTGAAGCGGTAGCCCCAGTCGTCAAGTATCTCGCTCTCAACATTGAACACGATGGCTGTGCCGGTGATGGTGCGAGACTCGCCCTGTGCATCGGGTGCAGCTTCTCTGACGGACAGCTTGCACTCCAGGGTTCTGATTTCGGTTTTATTTGCATCCATAATTCTATTGGTTATCTATTATCGGTTATTAGCTGGTTTTGGGTTTACCGTCCAGATCTTGCAGGGTTTGTTGAACAGGTAGGGCTTGATCTTGTCTTCGGCATCCGGAACCGGTATGGTAGTGCGGTGCTTACGCCACTGCATCACGCTGCTGGCGGTGATGATACTCTCTGAGACTGCCATGACCTTGAGGTTCTGGTAGTAGCGGTTGATGACGAAGCTCCAGACTGTCTGGTCCAGGCGTTCAATCTCACCGGGTGCGCCCAGCATCCACAGGGTGCTGAAGGTCTGGTCATTGATGTCCAGGTTGATCTGGTTCTTACGCAGGATCTCAAAGCAGCCCTGGTACAGACCACGGTATTCCATGTCATATCCGGCCAGCTTCATGGCGGTCAGGCAACGGGTGGCCTGGCTGCGGGGATAGCGACGGAAACGCACCCAGGTGTCATACTCCTCGGGCATGGTGTTACGGCGGGGGTGTATCATGAGGCAGCGGTCATACTGGCCACGTTCAAACTCATCGACCAAAGGCTTGAGTGAGCCGGTGATCTTGATGCTGCCGTCCACACGAACCACTATATCAGTATGGGCATAGCGGAAGGGATGGTGCCGGACTTCATAGCACTTGCCAAAGGTAGAGTGACCGGGCAGGTTCTCATGGATAACGGTCCAGGTGTTACTCTTCAGGTTGGGATCATCGGTGACGAGTATGTACTCGGCCTCCGAATCTTTGGCCTCGATCTCCTGGACTATCTCATATCCGGCGAAGATGTATGTCAGTACTGTGTATCTCATTGCCACAGTTTTTTGTTCTGTCTCAGCCATTCCAGGTGTGCGTCGCGGTCGTTACGTCTCCATGATCCGTTGGCAAAATGCACGAACATCTGATCCAGGTTGTCATAGTTACGACATACCAGAGCGGGCTTGGTGTTGATGATGTCTTCCAGCACGCACGCACCAGTGTCATACCAGTTGCAGGGGTTGCTGTCATCCTTCATCAGTCCCCAGCTGCGCTTGGGATCGAAGTAGCGGGCACCGTTAGCTACCAGCAGCGGGACGTTGAGGTA